CTGCCCATGTGGTTGCAGCAGGGCGTGGTGGAGTGGAACAAGGGATCAATCGTACTGGAGAACGGCTCCAAGATTCTTGCGTCTGCCACATCTTCGTCTGCTGTGCGTGGTGGATCGTTCAACTACATCTTCCTTGACGAGTTTGCGTATGTTCCGCAGAATGTTGCGGAAGAGTTTTTCTCGTCCGTGTATCCAACCATCACCAGCGGTCAAAGCACGAAGGTCACGATCATTTCGACCCCCAAGGGCTTGAATATGTTCTACCGCTTCTGGGTGAATGCCAACAAGAAGCCTGGTGAAGAAGGCAAAAATGACTATGTACCAATGGAGGTGCATTGGAGCGATGTGCCTGGTCGTGATGAAAAGTGGAAAAAGCAGACCATTGCAAACACTAGCGAAGAGCAGTTCCGCACTGAGTTTGAGTGCGAGTTTCTTGGCTCCATGCACACCCTTGTGCATCCTGAAAAACTCAAGTGTTTGGTGTATAAGACCCCTGAATATTGGAATGGTGAGGGATTGCGGGTGTATCACAAACCCGTTCCCAACCACAAATACATCACGGTGGTGGACACGGCGCGGGGACAGGGACTTGACTACCATGCGTATTCGGTGATTGATGTGTCGTCCATGCCGTACAAAGTTGTGGCTACATTTCGAAATAATGAAATGCCGCCCATGTTGTACCCCAATGCCATCTATCCCATACTGCGGCAGTACAACAATTCGTACTGCCTTATTGAGGTGAACGATATTGGCGGTCAGGTTGCAGACATCCTGCACGATGAATTGGAGTACGACAATGTGATCTATGTGTCAATGCAGGGTCGTAAGGGTCAGGTGGTGAACGGAGGCTTTGGAGGAAAAGGTTCGTCCATGAAGGGCGTAAAAACCTCCACGGCAGTAAAGAGGATTGGCTGCTCCATTCTGAAAAATCTGATTGAAGACACCAAACTAATTGTTGAGGACTTTAATACCGTAGACGAGTTCTGCTCCTTTGTTGCAAAGGGCGACTCGTTCGAGGCTGAAGAAAACCATCACGATGACTTGGTGATGACGCTGGTGCTGTTTGGATGGCTAACTACACAGGCATATTTCAAACAGATCACTGGCAGCGACATCCGCAAGGATCTATACGAGGATCAAATGAAGGTTTTGGAAGAGGAAATGACCCCGTTTGGCTTTGTGGATGACGGTTCATCCGAAACGCATATTGTTGACGGAAACGGCACCGCATGGAAAATGGGACAGCAAGAAAACCTAGATATGGGGTGGAGTTTCTAACCCATTCGTGAATCTTCTAAATAATACATACAAGCAGAAGCGCAGTCAAAATTGACTTCTTCACGAAGGAGAACCCAAAATGGCATTTAGAGTAAGCCCTGGCGTAAGCATCAAAGAAATCGACCTGACCACAATCGTTCCTGCGGTTGCCACCACACCTGGTGGTTACGCAGGCTACTTCCACTGGGGACCAGTGAACGAGGTAGTGACCGTCACCAGCCAGAACGAACTGGCTAAAATCTTCGGAACTCCAGAGAACGACAACTATGTGGACTTCTTCTCTGTTGGCAACTTCCTTGCCTACGGCAACAATATGCAAGTTGTTCGCGTTGTTGGTGCCACGGCATACAACAGCCACGCTATCAAGAGCGGAACTACCGCCACCAACGGTCTGAATCTCATCATCAACAACGAAACCGATTTCGGCGCAAGCGCAGGCGTGCTTGGATCGACTCCTGCCACCAACGGTGTTCTGTTTGCTTCCAAGTATCCTGGCGATCTTGGTAACAGCATCAAGGTTGTAATCACCAACGGCACAGGAATTACTGGTGCTTCGTTGGCGGTTGCTGCTTCTCTCGGAGCCACCTTCATTGATATGTACGCAGGCACCTCGGGTGCTGCTGGATACTTCGCTGTGGGAGATGATGTTGTCTTCACAGACGGAACACAGGCAAGTGTTGCCAGCGTGCAGTTGGCTAGTGGCACTGTTCCAGGCACAACTGCTGCTTACAACGCTTCGTTCGGAACTGCCACCACAGGCACATATTCTGATATCATCGGTGTTACAACTGGTTGGAACGCTGCTTCCGCTTCATGGGGTACAACCTATGCTGCTTTCCGTCTGAATCTGTCTTCTCCGCTGCCCAAGGCACAGGCGGCAGGAAACACCTTCAACATCAAGAGCGTTTACGCCAAGTATGTCAGCAACACAGCCACAACAACTGCCTACGCTGACAGCAAGGGTGGAAGTGGTGACAATATCAATGTCCTTGTTCTTGACAAGGACGGCAAGTGGACTGGCACCGCAAACGGTCTGATTGAGAAGTTTGAGGCACTGTCGCGCGCTTCGGATGCTCGCAAGTTCGATGGCAGCAGCAACTACTATCGCACAGTGATCAACGATCAGTCAACCTATGTGTGGGCACTGTCGCAGGATGTTCAGGCTGACACAGCCTTTACATCGGACAAGACCAACTGGACCTCGGTTGGTTCGCCACTGTCCGCAGCAAGCACTGTTGGTTTTGGTGTAAACTCGCTTGGACTCACTGGTTCTGCTGACGCTCTTGCTGATGATTCGGTGCGTTGGAGCAATGGTTGGAGCAAGTTTGCCGATGCAGACGCATACGATGTGTCTCTGCTTCCAACAGGCAATGCTTCCGCTACTCTGACCAAACTGATTGTTCAGAATCTCTGCGAGAAGCGTTTGGACTGCATGGCGTTCATCTCGCCAGCGCAGACCGATGTTGTCAATAAGTTGCCGTATGAAGCCTTGAACAGCATCAAGACTTTCCGCGACAGCACACTCAACATCAACTCGTCTTACGCAGTCATCGACAGCGGATGGAAGCAGCAACTTGACACCTACAACAACATTGTTCGTGTCATGCCCCTGAACCCCGACATCGCTGGTCTGGTGGCTCGTACAGAGTTCACCAACGAAGCGTGGTTCAGCCCCGCTGGTTTCAACCGTGGTCAGATCAAGAATGTGGTCAAACTGCCCTACAACGCCACACAAGAGGCTCACCGCGACGAACTTTACAGCCGTCAGGTGAATCCAGTCGTGTCGTTCCCTGGTCAGGGAGTCATCCTCTACGGAGACAAGACTGCACAGACCAAGCCGTCTGCTTTTGACCGCATCAATGTCCGTCGCCTCTTCATCGTACTTGAAAAGGCAATTGCAACGGCTTCCAAGTTCTTCCTGTTCGAGCAGAACGATGCGTTCACTCGCGCACAGTTCGTGAACTTGGTTACTCCGTTCCTCAAGACGGTAACCGCTCGCCGTGGTATCACCGATTTCAAGGTGGTCTGCGATGAAAGCAACAATACTGGCGAAGTAATCGACCGCAATGAGTTTGTAGCCGATATTTTCGTCAAGCCCACCCGTAGCATCAACTTTATCTCGCTGAACTTTATTGCCACAAAGACTGGCGTAAGTTTCACCGAAGTTGGCGGCTAATGTCTAAATAGGACAGGAAGACACAAGGAGTAATCCATGCCAATCAACACTAATAACATTTCAGGTTTCGTAAATGCTTTTGCTGGTGGTGGCGTTCGTACCAACCTTTTTGCCGTCAGCGGCGAGATTCCTGGTTACAACGGTGATGCTCGCAATGTGCAGTTCCTTATCAAGGCTGCACAGATCCCGAACTCATCGCTCGGAACCATCGAAATCCCGTATCGCGGTCGCCGCATCAAGATTCCTGGAGATCGTTCGTTCCAGGATTGGAGCATCACGGTGATTTCCGACACAGGATACAGCCTGCGTTCTGCTTTTGAATACTGGAGCGCGCAGTTCAACTCTCATGTCGGCAACATCACTACGCCAAACTTTATGAGCCTGATGAAGACATGGACGGTTACCCAACTGAACCGCGATGGTTCGGCTCTCCGTTCGTATAGTTTCATCGGCTGCTTCCCAAGTGAAGTCGGCGCGATTGATCTGTCGTATGAAAACAACGATCAGATTGCAGAATTCCCAGTGACGCTGAACTACTCTTGGTGGGAAGCCGCTCAGGGATCGACTGTTCCGAAGTTCTCGGAAGTCACTCCCGTATTGGCTCCCGTCCCAGTTTCGTTCTAATCAGTCTTTTTGACAGGATTCTTTATTCATGGCTATCAACCTATTTGGCTTTTCTATCTCCAAAAAGGATAAGGAGACTTCGAAGGAGGAAACTCCCAAGAAGTCTCTTTCCTTTGTCCCACCTGACTACGATGACGGTGCGGTTCCGATTGAGGTTGGTGGATACTTTGGTCAGATAGTTGATTTCGATGGTTCAATCAAGACCGACATCGACCTGATTCGCAAGTACCGAGACATGGCACTCCACCCCGAAGTGGAGTCGGCAATCTCGGATATTTGCAATGAAGCGATTGTATATGACGATACACTGTCAACCGTAAAGATCGACACAGCCAATATCGAGGTGTCGCAGAACATCAAGAATAAGATCGAATTGGAGTTCGAAACTGTTCTGAAACTGCTCAACTTCAATCGTAGAGGTTTTGAGATTTTTCGGAAATGGTATATTGATAGCCGTCTGTATTACCATATCATTGTTGACGAATCCAATAAGAAGAAGGGCATCAAGGAGTTGCGTCCTATTGATCCCGTGAAGATGCGTAAGATTCGTCGCATCAACAAGAAGCCACTGGATCAGAATCGCGCACAAGGCGCACAGGTAGTGACTTCGGTTGAAGAATTCTATGTGTACAACGAGAGCGAGCCGAACTCCACCGCCCTGTCGATGGAAGGGCTGAAGATTCAGCCAGACTCCATTTGCTTTGTCCACAGCGGGCTGTACGACGCATACAAGAAGAAGATCATCGGCTACCTGCACAAGGCTATCAAAGCCTTGAACCAACTCCGCATGATTGAGGACGCAGTGGTGATCTATCGCATCACCCGCGCCCCCGAGCGGCGCGTATTCTATGTGGATGTCGGCAACCTGCCCAAGCAGAAGGCTGAAGAGTATGTGCGCGGACTCATGCAGAAGTACCGCAACAAACTCATGTACGATCCCGCGACAGGTGAGGTTGCGGATTCGCGCAAGCACCTGTCCATGCTTGAAGACTTCTGGATGCCGCGCCGCGAAGGTGGGCGTGGTACTGAAATCTCCACGCTTGAAGGCGGACAGAATCTTTCGGAAATGGATGATGTCAAGTATTTCCAGAAGAAACTGTTCCAAGCACTCAATGTGCCTGTGTCTCGTCTTGAGGAAACCACTGGTTTCAATATGGGCAAGGCATCGGAGATCAGCCGCGATGAGGTGAAGTTCTCACACTTCATTGACCGTCTACGCATGAAGTTCTCTGAACTATTCCTTGAACTACTGCGAATTCAGTTGGTGCTGAAAGGCATCATCAAGGATGAAGAGTGGGAAGATATGGAAGGCAAGATCGGATTCCGATTTGCTAAGGACTCGCACTTCTCTGAACTAAAGGAAAGTGAAATTCTCAAGGATCGCCTTGCTAGTGCAAGAGATGCTGAGGATTTCGTAGGCAAGTACTATTCCCGCGAGTGGATCCGCAAGTATGTGCTGCGGCAGACCGATGACGATATTGAGCAAATCGACAAACAGGTCAAGGAAGAACAGGCTGCTGGTCTGATTGCGGCTCCAGAAGGTGCAGCACCACCAGAAGGCGCACCCGTGGCGGGTGGAGAACAGCCACAGGGCGCACCGCAAGCACAGCCACAGGAACAAGATCCCGAAGTGACTATTGGTGAGATCGCTCCCGAGGACGATCCTGATCGTGGACTAAATCAGTGAGGTCATTATGCCAGAATCATACGAACAATTTAAAGCAGGCATCTACGCATCGCTCCGTGATAAGGTGGCAGAACGGCTTGAAACCGAGCGAGAAATTATTTCAAACAGTCTTTTGCGGGGAGAAATCACGCAATCGGACGAAGCAGATTCCGAGTCAAACGCTGAACATAACTAAATAATGGGTCGTAAAGGAGACAGCACATGGACACAAACAAGCAGATTGCTAAAGCCCTGTTGAACAAGAGTTTTGCCGAAGCCAAGGAATTGGTCTTCAAGTCACTCTATGCCAAGGCATCACTCGCTCTTGACGAGGCTCGCTTTGCTGTTGCTAACGGTGTGTTCAACGAAGCCAAGACTGCTCCCGACACTGGCGTTCCCGCTGGTGCAAGCGAAGACAAGTTCAAGGCTGCTCGGGATACGGTGAAGAAGGCAGGCTACAAGGCTAAACTGGGCAAGGGCGTTCCCGCTGGTGCGATGAAGGAAGAAGCCGAACTGGACGAGATGGCGCAGACCCGTGAGCGTTCCGATGAAATGGATATGAAGCAAAAGGTCGCAGCCGATAAATGG